CCATCCCGATGTTGTACATCAGGGAACAAAGCGCCGCCTTCTCTTCATCGGTCATCTTGAAGGAGACCACGCGGTCCAAGTGGGTCCCGAGGGCCACCACACGATCCAGGAGGTCCTGGTCAGCCTGCACCTGGGTCCATACGGTCGCAGGGCCGATCTTCGGGCCAGTTGCGCCGTATCCAACGGTCCATGGTGCGGCACCGGTCGCAGGGTCGGGGTATGCCTTGAGACGGCATCCTTCGAACTCCTTAATAAGTTTCAGTGCTTCGTCGCACCACGTCATATTGAATTTTCCTTAGGTTGGGGCCTTCGCGGCCTCGAGCGCATCCACCCGCCCCTGCAGTTCCTGAATGGTCTTCAGGGCAAGGAGGAGGAGCTTGTTGGTGTTGAGGGAGAGAGTCCCGTCCGAGAGGTAGTCGATGTACTCATCGCTCACATCGCTTTCAACCTGCTGCGCGATGACACCGAGGTCCCAGTGGCGACCGGCGTTCGTCTCGAGATCATTCTGTTTGAAGTCGAACGAGACGAACTTAATGGCTGCGACCTGCTGCGCGTACGTCTTCGCGTTGGGGACGATGTTCTCTTTGTAGAACTCATCGGACGTGAAGTAGTTGCAGCCTACCGCGCCGATGTCCGTGATCCACTCGATGTAGCCGTTGGAGCGCGTGGGCTGGTTGACGTTATTCGACCCAAGGCGTTGGTTCACCATGCGGACCAGGGTGTTATCCGAGGAGCGCATCATGTACGGCGAGTTCGCATCAGCGGAGACGAAGCCCCACTGCTTCAGGGTGTCAGGGACGAGGTTCCCAGTGTCCCAAGGCGTGAGACCACCGGCCCAGTTCGGGCGTGCCCGAGGGAAGCTGACGATGCCGTTGTCATAGAACTGCGCGTTGTACTGGTTCTGCGCTTGATTAACGACCCCGAGGAAGTTGCTCGGGTCAGCAGCGAGAGATGTGTTGTACCCGTTACTGGCGGTGAAGAGGATACGGGTGTTGTAGACCCCCACCTGGCCTGTGAAGGTAGCTCCAGTGGTCTGTGCGGGACTCGGGAGGTTCCCTGTGTGCCAGAGGGTATAAAGAGGGCCGTAGGCGCCGCCGCTCGCAGAGAACTGAATGAGGCCGTCATACCGAAAACGACACGAGGAGAAGCCAGCAGCCTCACTACCAGTGATGGAGTAGCCCCCAACTGAGTGGACGTTACCGCCTGCATACAACTCACCACGCGAAGTGACAACACCGTTATCAGCGATGGTAAGGTTCACCGCAGTGTTTGCGCTGTTGACCACCTCAACCGTGGCGTTGGCTGAGTTTCCCCGGATTACAGGGTTGAACGAGTTGGACCCTGCGGACAGCATGACCTGCCCGATAGTGCTTGGGCTTCCTGCGCCTACACGAACAGGACCTCCGATGACCACGTTAGACCCATCTCCACACAAGGTGACGCTGCCGTCTGTGAAGTTGAACATGAAAGGGCGCTTACCGTTCCACGTACCTCTCTGGTCCCCCGAGGCTGTCTGCATGAGGTATAAGTTGGAGCTATCACTCCTCCAGAAAACCCCGTAGTTTCCTTGGACGATCCGGTAGTTGTTCGCGTACGTGCTGATGATCTCGCCGGACACATCCCCGCCAACCTTCTTAACGTAGGTGTTCGGGTCGATGATGGAGGCGGAAGTGGCGGCAGCAGCAGCAGAGGCAGCAGCGTCGTTCTTCGATGCCAGGGCATCCGCTTGGGAAGCTGTAGCCGAAGCGGCATTGGTAGACGCAGATGAGGCCGACGAGGCAGCGTTCAGTTCGCTGGTGTGAGCTGCGTTCTGGCTCGCGAGGGCTGCGGCTGCACTACCCGCGCTGTTCGTCTCGGAGACCTTCGCTGCGTCCTGGGAACCCTTTGCGGCCACCTGGGAAGCGGCGCTCGCCTGCTCGGAAGCCTTTGCGGCGTCCTGGGATCCCTTGGATGCCACTTGGGAGGCTGCTGCAGCGTCCTGGGAGGCCTTCGCGGCGTCCTGGGATGCCTTGGCAGCGTTCTGGCTCGTCAGGGCCGCAGAGGCGCTTACAGACGATGCTGTGGCCTGGGTCGTGGCCGTGGTGGCGGCAGTGGTTGCCGTCGACAGCGTGTCCTTGGCCTGCTGAAGCGTGGTGTTGGCCGAGGCCAGGGTGGTGTTCGCCTGCCCTGCCAAGCTCGAGACGTTGGTCTCGGAGATCTTCGCGTTCGCTGCGGAGGCCGAGGCGGCTGCGGCTGCATCCGTGGCGACCGAGGAGGCCGTGGTGGCCTGGGAGACCTCGTCGGTGAGCGTCGAGATCAGCCTGTCGGTCGTCGAGGCTTCCGGGGGCGTCGAGGTGCCGTTGAAGAAGCCCGAAGGGTTGCTCGGCTCGGTCGTACCGGAGCCTTGGAAAAGACTGGTCATCAGTACTCCGTGTTATATGCCGGGGACATGGCCTGTGCCGACTGTTCCATGTCAGTCATGCGGCCCTGCTCGTCCAGGTCGTTGTAGAGTTGGGTGAAGCGGTTCTCGAAGGCAGGTACGCGGTCATCGACGTAGTAGTCGCCTGCGTAGCCCAGAGCACCGTAGATCAGAAGGTCAGCCGCGACCGTCGAGAAGAAGTTCTCGTCCGTGTCGACCAGTAGCTGCGGCTGCGAGGCGTAATAGACCATGGTGATGGTCCGCCCCTCGGGCAGCGTGGGCTTGATCAGGTAGGAGGCCCCTACCCGGCTGTAGTACCGCGACTCCTGTGCGGGGGCCATGGGGATCCCGAGGAAGTGCCCCAGGTCCTTGTTGACCATGAGGACGCTCCCCGAGTACAGGTACTTGAGACTCAGGAAGTCCGACGGGATCACGATGGCGTCCGTGGGGACCGTGGGGTCCTGGCCCGTGGTCAGACTCATCTTTTCCATGCCTGGGACGCGGAGCGTGCGCTCAAGACGCGTCTGGGCCATGTGGATGAAGTCGTTCGCCAAATCCGTGTCACAGTCGTTGCGGTTCAGAATGGCGAGGAACTTCTTACGGATGTTGGCGAGGTTCATTTAGGGGTCTTAGATTTCTTTGGCGGTCGCGAGGAAGTACTCGAGGTTTTCGTGCTTGAGCTTCGCGACGGATTTGCGGATGGGTTCCTGGTAGACGTCGTAGCCTTCACGCATCCACTTGTCGACGAGGCAGACAGGGATGGAGGCGACGTGCATGTACTCACGCTCGCGGACGTTGTGCGATGCGAGGCGTTTCTCCTCGAGGTCCTTGAGGAAGCGGTCGGGGATGTTTTGATGCGTCTCGATGATGTGGCCGTCCGTGTGGGACGTGACCGACACGTTGACGCCGTTGTCGAGTTTCAGCATGGGGAATAAAAAGGCCCCACTGCGCGAGAGTGGACGCAGCAGGGCATAAAGGAATTTGGGGGTCCCCGAGGCTTGCCGAGTGGCGAAGCGCGAACGGGGGACCGGAGGGGAACTAAGGGATCAGCAGAGCGCAGAACATGCGGTTACTGGTCCCTTAGGGGGCCATTACTGGCCGATGGTTGCGTTCGAACCCGTAAGGCCCTTGATTGCAGCCGAGGCCTTCTGGTTGACGTGCTTCAGCGAGAACTCGCCGATCAGTTGCGTGCGGTTCGCATCGCCGGTCACTGCCAGCGGGATACGCGTCCACGGGCGCAGCACAGCGATCTTCCAGTACTCCGGAGCGAACAGGAGCGCCGAGTCGGCCTTCATGAAGCGGTTCAGCACGACCTTCTGCTCACCGAACGGCGAGACGTAGAGGTCGACCACGTTCACGACCTTGCGGTCTGCCGAGCCGTCGAACATACGCGTACGGCCAGCCGAAGCCGTGAAGCCTGCGACGATCAGCGAGTCACCCGGCTTGATCATCAGGATCTTCGCTTCGCCGCCGCCTTCGTACAGCTTCTGGTTCGCCGTCAGCACGTCGTTTTCCGACAGGGCCACCGGGGTTGCCGTGTGGTCGATCACGTTGCCCGCGTCGATCATGGCCGAACCCGTGGCACCCTTGCCGAACACGTTGCCGAACTTGCGGGCCGTGCTTTCGCCACCGACCGCTGCATCCTGTGCCACGCCGAGCAGTGCGTATTCGAACTCGCGCTTCAGTTCCGCGCTCTTCTTCGAGAGTTGCAGCGCGGTTTCCTTGGCACGACCGTAGGCCGAGATCTTGTCGGCGGTGTTCGACACACGGATCGTCTTCGTGAGGATCTGCGTGTAGTTCGACAGCATCGTCGTCGGGTTCATCACGCTGTCCGAAGCATCTGCACCTTCAACGGCAGCGTTCGCGCCCACGGCTGCGAGCGAGTCTTCTTGCCACTGGAACAGCGTGTTGTGGACCGACTCGGTCTTCACCAGCGACTGGAACGGGGTGTTCGTCGGGCTGATGTTCGAAATCACGTCCGAAACGTCTTCCTTGACCCCAACCATATCAAACGACTTGAATGCGGTGTTGCTCATGTTGTGTATTCCTAAAAT